TAAATAAAATAAATAAAATAAATAAAATAAATAAAATAAATAAAATAAATAAAATAAATAAAATAAATAAAATAAATAAAATAAATAAAATAAATAAAATAAATAAAATAAATAAGTTTAAAAATTAATTATTAAAAATTGTATATTAGTATTATGGATGATTATTCTATATCTAGTTTAACAGAATCGCAAAATGAATGGTGTTCACGTTTAGTTCATATCTTGACACCACTAATTATTGATGGATTTAAATCTATATTTGATGAAGCATGGAAATTATGTAAAGAAAATGATGAACTTGACAAATATTTAATGACATTTCAAAATTTTATAGGTAGGGTACCAAAATGGAATTCTAATATGATACAAGAAGAGAAACAGCGAATTATTGAAAAAAGCGGTTGTGGTTATCTCGAAGAATTAATTACTTGTGTACATATCATCAAGTTAAAATCATTAACATGCATTCGTGTAGGTCAAAAACAGAAAAAAGTTAATATTAATGTTCCGTCATTAGATGAATTTATTCATAAAGTTTATATTAATGTAGCCAGAAAATTATACACTAATGTTTATTTATTTGAAAAAAATATTGCACCACTTCAAATTCAAAAAAATAATAGAGAATTAGAAATAGTTGTAAAAGAATGTATTTTATTATCTATTAGAGACAGTATTCCAGTTGAAGATATTTTAAGAGCATACATGGATGAAACACAAGAAACAGACGTAGAGGTAGAAGAACAAGTAGAAGAGATTGAAAAAGAAGTAGAAAATGTAGAAGATCCTACTGTAAAAGAAAATTTAGAAGACGACAATGCCAAAAACTCTAGCGAAGAAAATGTTTCTGTCTCGGTTAAAGAGAGAAATGAAAATCTAAAAGAAGCTATTAAATTTAGTGATGTTGACATTGCATTTGAAAATAATGGTTTAAATAAGTTTATTGAAGCACCAAAAGATATTGAACGTTTAGAACAAATTAGTTCAGTAAACCATGAACGACGTAAATTAGAAGAAGCAGATGATGACGATGACAATGAAAAAATCAAAATAGGAAGTGATATCTCTCTTGCAGATTTAGATGTGCATGATATAGCGCATACAAAACTAAAAACTAATGATGAACCATTGATTAATTTTGAAGTATTAACTTAATTTCATATTTTTTATATTTTTTATAATTTACGTAAAAGTTATAATAATAAATTTTTATTATAACTTAAATGGAAAATCTCTTTCTTTTAGCTACAATTATTTCTGTTGTTTATTTTTTATTTAAATTTTTAGAAATGAGGTTTGTCAAAAAAGAAGATAAACCTTTAAAAGAATTAGTTAGAGATACTTTACATGTTTACATAAGTGCAGTAATTGGTATTTTTATTGCAGACCAATTTAAAGTAGCAAAATCAAGTGTTGATAAATTAACAGGAGGATCCGCAAATGTAGCAGTATTTGTTGATAATCCAGGATTCTAAATTTACATGTTTAACATAAATATTTCTTTCTTATGTCATCCAATTTAATTTAACATCTTGCTTAACCAATTGGATAAGCAAGATTTTACACCATCGGTCATTTACACCTTTTCCCATTTCAAATGCCCAATATTTATAAAATTGATTAGTTTATAAATTATATAACAATACGATATAATTTATAATGACGGAACTAAATGTCCACAGCAAATATATTGATAAACGAATAAATGATATTATAAAAAGTAATAAATGGAATTCAAAATTAATTGACACTTCTCACGAAGATTTTATAAAGGATTATGCTTCAAATGTATTTACAAATTTAATAAGAAATACATTTACTAACTCATATATTAAGCAATTTCCTTGCAGTGAATGTAATAGTCCATCAACAGAAAGGTGTCATGGAATAGGTGAAGAAAGACCATTGTTGATAAAAAGAGCATTAGTAAAGGTTTGGAGTGATACAACAAAACCTATTATTATGAAAGAAATTATAATAGCATTTTTAGAAGAACATAAATATACAAAATTCACTTTCAAGTGTCACATTTGTCATAAAAACGAGAAAAAAATGGGCATTTGAAATTAGAAAAGGTTTACAATCATCATTAACAATAAAAAAATATACCGCAAATTAACTATATACAGGCATATCATCTATATTAATTATTTTTTTAATTTTTGACAATTTATTTCGTGCCACCAAAAATTGAGAAAATAATTCTCTTTTTAATTGATTTTCTGGAGTATGTTCATGCACTGTTCGCACTATCATTTTATATAATTTAAAATCAGGATATCTCTCTTCTCCGTTTGTTTTATAAAGCACATTGCGACCTTTGTCATCCTTACACCATTCATTTATTAATCTAGTAATTGGTGTTTTATTTATGTCTTCATCATCTGGTATTAAAAAATCATATAAAGAACAAGCTAGTCTACATAAGTCAAAACTATAATTTGGTTCTAATCGTGGTTTTTTTTCATTCATGTAAGGTTCAAAATTGTATTGAGTAGCAGCATCACCATTTTTATGAAAACTATCACTACAAACAGTTACACCTTTAAATTTGTAAATTGCTCTTCCAAAATCTATTATCTTAAATATTCTACCGCATGTAGGCACCTTATAATGTTTATTATTAAATTTGTAATATAAAAACTCTTTGTCTGTTTGAATATACATTATATTATTTGTATGCAAGTCATTATGTGTAAAATTAAATGTTTTTTGATAAGTTAATAATATCATAATTACTTGCATTAAAATAGCACACCATTCTTTTGTTGATAATTCTGTAGATGTAATTAAATCATCTAGCGTTTTTAAACATTTTTCCAAACAAATAACATTTACTGGAAATTTATTAATTATTGCATTTATTACATCTTCAGAAGCAGTAGAACATTCTGAAACGTTTTCGCCTTCTTCATCTTCATCATCTTCATCATCTTCATCATCTTCATCATCTTCATCATCTTCATTGTCACTATCTTCTTTTCCATTTTCATCGTCGAGAGAATTGCCATCAGTGTTTGATGTCCTAGATGAACAAGTACTATTACTACCCTTTGTATCAACTTTGCTATTAATTTTAGACATACTTACTTCATTTTCAAATAGTAAATCACTTTCTTCTACAACCATTAAATCTTCATTTTGATCTTTAGAAACATGAAATAAAGTATTTATATCATCTAAACTTTCAATGTCATCAAGTGTTAATATATTATTGTTTGAAACATTTTCACCATTTGCATTGTTTTCATTATTACCATCTTTTTCATCATTTTTTATAACTAATCTTTTTTTATTCTTTTTACTGTCAAAATTCAATAAATCATTTTGATATTCACTATCAATTTTAAATAATTCATTTTTATGTGTATTAAAAAACTCTGAATCATATAAGTATTCCAAATCGTCATACACATTAACTAAAAAATTATTTTTCATTCCTAAAAAAGAACCATAATAATCCAATCCATTTATAAAACCATGATGATTTAACATTTGACTTGTCAAATAAGTAAAAAAACCATCTACATAAGCCGCATTATTATTGTCAAGCACTTTTGCATGGCCTTTTTTATTCATAAAATCAGGAATATTTAATAAATTTTCATCGCTCGTATCATATTTGCCTATCATATATTTGACTGGATCCAATAAAGGACTAAATTTAAAAAATACATTCTTAAAAGAAATTGTCTCATCTTTTAAATTTTTTAAAGAACATTTAAAAGAATTACTATCTGACAGTTCTTCAATTATTTCATTTAGAGAGAAATTGTTATTTAAATTAATATTATTATAATTTGTCTCATTTAATTGAAAATATTTATTATAAATTGGAATATAATTTTGAGGGTTTTCTAACTTTAAAAATTTCTCTAAACTATTAAAAAGAGTTTCATTATTATTCTTTTGGTAATTAATTTCAAAAACCATTTATTTATTTAATATAAAAATAATAATAGTTTTAAACTAAAATTCGCGTATTTAAAATTACATATTTTTCTTAATGTTTAGTAATATTAATGGCATTAGAACTTAAAAAATGGGACATGCGTCATATTAGTTTTAGACCTGATGAAAATAAAGGACCTGTTGTTGTTTTGATTGGACGACGTGATACAGGAAAATCTTACCTCGTAAGAGATTTGCTTTATTTTCATCAAGATGTACCAATTGGAACAGTTATTTCAGGGACAGAAGCAGGAAACGGATTTTATAGTGCTCATGTTCCAAAATTATTTATCCATGATGAATATAATACTGCTATTATTGAAAATATCCTAAAGAGGCAGAAATTAGTTTTAAAACAAGTGAAAAAAGAAATGGAAAATTATAAGCGTTCTAATATTGACCCAAGAGCATTTGTTATTTTAGATGATTGCTTATATGATAACACATGGACTAAAGATAAAATGATGCGATTACTTTTTATGAACGGGCGTCATTGGAAGATAATGTTAATCATCACAATGCAATATCCGTTAGGTGTGCCTCCTAACTTAAGAACTAACATTGATTACGTCTTCATTTTGAGAGAACCATATTTGGCAAATCGCAAGCGAATTTATGAAAATTATGCTGGTATGTTCCCTACATTTGAAAGCTTCTGTCAAGTAATGGACCAGTGCACTGAGAACTACGAGTGTCTAGTTATCAATAACAACGCAAAATCTAACAAATTACAAGACCAAATCTTTTGGTATAAAGCCGAATCTAGACCTGATTTCAAATTAGGCTCTAAAGAATTCTGGGAAATTTCTAAAGATATGAACTCGGATGAAGAAGAAGACGTTTATGATCCAAATAAAGTCAAAAAGAGAGGTCAAGGGCCAAAAATTAACGTAAGAAAATCTGCTTGGTAAATAGTGTAAATTTATTTTTCTCGCTGACATTAGGTGCAATAATTCATTTTGATTTTACTTTTACACTTTTGGACATTTAAAACACCGATTTAGAAATTTTATATATATATATATATATATATATATATGAAAGGTGGTATATTTAATAGACCTGAATGTTGTAATCAACCCTGTGAATGTCCTGTATGTTTAGAAAATAAACCTTTGATAAAATTGAATTGCAATCATTATGTATGTTTAGAAGATATTCAATATATAATTAATTCAAATCCACGCAGATTACAAAAATGCCCTATTTGTAGAGTATTAATTACAAATTATGGGTGTAATGGTAATATTACAAATGTTCCTAATAATCAACAACCAAATATAATTCCTTATGAAGAAGGTGAAACTAGTGGAGAAGAAACAGACGATGACACATATGTTGCACAAAATGTTAATGCTAATGGATATAATATTGTGTCAGATGATGAGGGTTATGAAACTGACGAAATATATGGAGGAAAAAGAAAAACAAACCGTACACGTAAAAATAAAAAAATACAATTAAACAAGAGAAAAAAAACTAATCGCAGACGTAAAATTTCTAAAAGAAAAATAAATAAAAAAAGAAAAACAAAGAAATCGGCGTTTTAAATGTCCAAAGGTGTAAAAACAAAATCATTTATACAAATAACAAAAAAACAATTTGTTAATAATCGTGATTACAAAATCATTGCTCATGAACCATCAGGAGCAAAAAAAGGTATACGTGGAGGTCATAATAAAGAAATTATTGTCAAAAATTAAAGAAAAATTTACAGATTTCGAGCAACAGTTGTTTTTATCAAGTTTTTATTGCTATTTGAATTGTGACCCTATTAATGATTTTGTTATTGATTTGGATAATGTATGGAAATGGTTAGATTTTGGTCAAAAAGTAAATGCTAAACGAGTTTTGGAAAAA